GCGGGTATCATGTGATTCTGTTCCATACTCCGAGACTCCAGTATCCGTGTTGAAGAAAAATTTAACGGCTACAAGCCCTAATGATAACGTTAGGAACAAGCACACGGCAAATTTGACCCATGATTGCTGCCACCAAACAACTTCCCCATCAAGAACTGTGAAGAATGATCTGATGTAAGCAATGGTGTTAACCGGCATAGCTGAGGCTGTGTTGGGGATCAATGATGGTGGCTCACTCTGAGTTCCACCAGAGCCTCCGACAGGTTCATCATCTATCGTAAGGGATGATCTATTCGCTTTAGCTTGGGTCACACGTATTTTCCTAGTACTCGCAATGCTAGTAAATTCACCACTGCCACGAAGTGTTCCGATGGGCGAGTGTGGGTTAACTTGAAAACCTTTAGTGCTTGTCAAGCCAATTGAGTCACTAACAGGCGAATCTCTAGAAATCGGTATCAGACCGGGCATATTAGGTGGGCATTCATCATCATCTGGATCAGGTTCAACCCCCCATATTATGTCATCTGGGCCATACTGGTTGCCATGCAACGCACGTTCAACTTCTAAGTCAGCTCTTTCATTGGACTGCGGTGCAAAGTTTGCTGTATTTGGCGTTTCTCCATATACAAGCTTTGCTGCTCTTGTGAATAGCCAGTCAAACAAACCCTGCTCATTCTCAGGTACTGGAGCACGTGGCGGCGCAGGTTGGAAAACTCTGTCGTCAGGAATACCAGGTATGACGGCGTCGTGATATCGATTTAACAACGAATTAAAATCACGATTCAATAATGAGGAATGATGCTGCTCATGCCTATAGCGGATAGCATCCAAAACTTTTGTGATTTGAGGAGCACTCAAATGGCGACCATTGAGGTCTGGAAATTGAACGCAATTCACCACTTCAAATGTGTCGTCATCGTCAACCCTAGGTTCATCACGATGGACATGTAGGTGCATTCGCCTAGTAAAAGCTTCCATATCAGAAACTTCAGCAGTGAAGACCTTGTTAGGACCTAATGCGTTGGTGGTCATGAATATATAGGGCGAATTGAAGAACATCAACCCTTTCTGCTCAAATGCCATGTCTAGTGCATATGGAGCACTATTTATCATACATATGAGTTGGGTTATGATCTCAGCACGCTTTGCCCCATCAGCTGACACAAAAACGTCATCCATGCAAACAAAAGGTTGATTACTGTAACCCTCAAAATATGCTGCATCCTGATTGTACGTGTAGCTCTCAATTTCGTTATTGTAATGTTTAGCTGCCAATATAGCTTTAATTTGGGTCACCAGACTGGTTTTACCAGAGCCTGCACCACCGGAGACGATTAGAGCAACGGGTTCAGGTCGTGACACATCACCAAGCAACTTGTTTTTACACAAAGCAGCCATACTAACTAACTGAGCATACCTAGAAGACAAAACATTCTTAAGGTAACTTGGTAATTGTTCGGCAAATTTCGAAGTTTCCAAGTCCTGATACTCCTTGTACAAATTGAGGACAATAGTATACTGTTCTCTATTCTTAGGTTTATCGACTTGCCACTTCTTAACCTCACCGATCATGGATAAAACTCGTGATGAGAACCTCTGAAACTCAGGGTCAAATGGATCATAAGCAAAAAGGAGTAGAGAAACATTACGAATTATAGCAATGAAAGCCTGATAGTGACTATCAAAATTCGCCTTTTGGTTTCTCAGATACGTGAATTCGGCATTTGCACGCCTAAGATCAGATTCCGAGATGCCAGCAATACCATTGTCCTTGAGCATAGTGGACATATAAACGGCAATATCGCCAAATGAAAAGGCTTCTGGCCTAAATTGTCCATCATTAAGAGGCTGAGGATCACTTGGTGTTGGTATGGACATAACAAAGTCCAAAACCGATTGCGAACGAGTTACAACCAAATTAGAGGCCCACATCAACATGCCATTACGGGTACCGAAAT